CCCTGTCACAACAGGATGGGAACGAATGGACACCCTCTGTAAGGGTGGTCTTGGCCGTAGCGAACTTGGAGTGGTTATTGCTCCTACTGGCGCTGGTAAATCAATGGTCCTTGTCCATTTAGGGACACAAGCACTAAAAGAAGGTAAAACCGTTGTCCATTACACATTAGAATTGGCGGATACCGTTGTCGGTTCTCGCTATGACTCCTGCATGACTGGCATTCCGCTTAACGATCTGATGCACAACAAAGAGGAGATCTTCGACCAGATCTCTGATGTTGAGGGCTCGCTCATTGTTAAAGAATATCCCACCAAGTCAGCAACAACTCAATCAATCAAAAATCACCTCGAGAAACTCAAAAAGCGAGGAATACATCCTGATATGGTTATCGTGGATTATGCTGACTTGTTGAGACCAGTCAGGGGTCAATCCGAAAAGCGACACGAATTAGAGTCGTTATACGAAGAACTCCGTGGTATTGCCCAAACCATGGAATGTCCCATTTGGACCGCTTCACAAACCAATAGGTCTGGGCTAAATGCCGAAGTCATCACGATGGAAGCAATCTCGGAGGCATTCAACAAATGCTTTGTTGCAGATTTTATTTTTACTGTGTCTCGAACAATTGAAGACAAGAAAGCCAATATGGGTCGCATCTTTGTTGCGAAGAACCGAAATGGTCCCGATGGTTTGGTTTTACCCATTTTTATGGACACAGCGAATGTCTGCATAAAGATTCTTGAAGATCAAGACGAGTTGGAAGATCAAAGAGCCAACCCTGTCGCTAATGCCAAAGAACACATTAAAAATAAATATTCACATTTGTTAAACAAATAATAGGAGAACTAAATGTTTAAGATAAGCGAGGTGAATGTTCGCAAGTTCAAACTTTCGGACAATTTCATCAGTCAATACAAAGAAAGAGAAGTTCCTTGGGGACCGGTTGGATATATCACATTCAAACGAACCTATGCTCGCCGCCTCAATGAATTCACGGAAGGAGCGGAAGGAACAGAAGAATGGTATCAAACCTGTCGTCGTGTTATCGAAGGTATGTTCGATATTCAGAAACGACACGTCCACGCCCTTGGTTTGGAATGGAATGACCAAAAAGCACAGAGAACCGCAAAGGAAGCCTACGAGCGACTCTTCACACTTAAGTGGACACCACCCGGTCGTGGTCTTTGGATGATGGGCACCAAGTTCATTTACGAACGAACAGGTGCAGGTCTTTTCAACTGTGCTTTCCGATCAACTCGCGAGATCTCAACAAAAGGTGGCTACATCTTCGCTTGGATGATGGATGCACTTATGGTTGGTATCGGAGTCGGCTTTGATACTCTTGGAGCAGGAACTTGCACAATCCGAGAACCACAATATACAGAAACTAATTATACCATTTCTGATTCTCGTGAAGGTTGGGTGAAATCAGTTCAGATTCTTCTCGACGGATTTTTCTTCGGCAAAAAAATTCCCATCTTTGACTACTCTGTTATCCGCCCACCCGGAGAGGAAATCAAAGGCTTCGGTGGAACTGCATCGGGATACGGCCCGCTAAAGGAATTACATGATTCACTTAAAGAACTTTACACGCCGCTTATCGGTAAAGAAATTGATTCGGTTACAATTGTTGACACTGAAAACCTTATTGGTCGTTGTGTTGTTGCAGGTAACGTACGTCGTTCTGCTGCTCTTGCTTTGGGCCAGCACGATGACATGCAATATCTTACAATGAAGAATGATCAAGAGAAATTGTACTCTCATCGCTGGGGATCGAACAATTCTTTTGAAGCCCGTGTCGGAATGGATTACTCTTGGCATGCCGCTCAATCGCAAAAGAACGGAGAGCCCGGATATATCTGGCTTGATAATGCAAGAACCCGAGGTCGAATGAAAGACGGCTATCGTGATGACGATCTTAAGGTTATGGGCTTTAATCCTTGCGTCGAGCAGCAATTGGAAGACGGGGAGTTATGCTGCCTTGTTGAAACTTATCCCGCAAAGCACGATTCTTACGAAGATTATTTGAGAACCCTAAAAATTGCATACCTTTACGGAAAGACCGTAACGCTTGCAAATACCCATTGGCCCGAGACCAATGCTCTTATGTTAAAAAACCGCCGAATCGGCCTTTCACAGACAGGTGTGGTCCAAGCATTCAATAAGTTTGGTCGTCGTGAAATGTATAAGTGGTGCGACAATGCTTATGAGCATGTAAAAGAACTAGACGAGCAATATTCAGATTGGCTTTGTGTTCCGCGATCAGTTCGAATGACTTCAATCAAGCCATCGGGCACCGTGTCCCTTCTTAACGGATCAACTCCCGGCATTCATTTCCCAGAGGACGAGTATTATATCCGTCGCATTCGCTTTGCGAAGGATTCTCAATTGATTGCTCCGCTTCGCGAAGCAGGCTATCGCATTGAGGACGACAAGTACTCTCCAAACACTCTTTGTGTTGAATTTCCTGTAAAAGAGCCACACTTTTTCAAAGGAAAGCGAGATGTAAGCATGTGGGAGCAATTGGAGATTGCCGCTCAATATCAGCACTATTGGGCCGATAATTCAGTATCAATCACCGTTACTTTTAAGCCCGAGGAAGCATCACAAATCAAAGATGCTTTGGAAATGTACGAGACTCGTCTCAAAGCCGTATCCTTCCTTCGTTATGAGGAAACCGGATATGAGCAGGCTCCATACGAGCCGATCACCAAAGAACAATACGAGGACATGATAAAAAATGTTACCCCAATCCAGCGAATTGAAACAAATGAAGGTGGAACGGGAACTCGCTACTGCTCTAATGACTCATGTACCATTAATTAATAAGGAGGAATAATGTCATTAATACCAGAAAACCGTCATCTATTGGTTAATCCAATTGAGGAATCACAAGAATCAAATTACGACAGAGTTCAGTTATTAATGCCCGATGACTTCAAGCCACCTCAATCACTCCATGTAGTGTGCGAGGTGGTGTCTATCGCCAAGGACTCAAAGTTCTATGGCGAGGCTGTCGATCGGATTGTAACTGAAAGAAGAATGCTTCAAGAGATGCAAATTGAAGGCGAAACTTACTATTTAGTGTTAGAAAATTATGTTTTTGGGAGACTACAATGAAATTAACAAAAGAAAATCTAAAACAAATGATCAATGAGGTTCTTAAAGAGAACAAGAAACCAACTATGATTTTGAGTGAAGTGACTTATGCAAATGCTAAAAGAAAGATAAATGAAGAAAATATTCCATTTGCTATTGTTTCGGCATTTAGATCAGACCTATCTTATAGAAAAAATATGGCCAATGATAGAATGGTTAGAGAAGATATTTTGATTCCAAGCGGACTCCCTTATACTGTGGTAGAAGGTGGTTTTCTAGAAACACCTCAAGACGAAGAAGGCAACCCGATCAAAGACGCAGAAAAAGTGGAAGTAAATGAAAAAACATATGTTCTTTTTGCTGATGAATCGAGACCCGATATGCCAATTGCCGGTGGTGCTAATATTTGGGAAGTAGCCAGAAGAATTGCTGATGTAACAAAGCAAGAAGCATTTATTTTTGGATTCCCGCTATCATATGATACCTCTCACTTTTCATCTGATTCAGAAGACGGACCAGATCAGGAAATGTATATTGCTGCTTATTCTCCAAAAGTTCCACGCCCCGGACCAAAATATCGCTATCCTGCTGATTGGTCTGGTCCATGGTCATCTTTAGAGGAATTAGAAAAAGATGACATATATTATACAAAATTTCGTGGAACAAAAAGTAAATTTGTTGAGGAAGATTTGGAAAAGCAACTTAATGAGGAATTAAAAAGAAGACCATCTGGAATGATTGATGCAATAAAGAAGGATTATGAGGTAAAAAGACTTAAAGCAATATTAAGAGGTATCCGTGGAGAATAAATCGATCTATTTATACAACGATGATATCGGGCGAGTTGATTTAATCGATCATATGGGGTCTGACCTCACGATTGTAAACTCTGCCCGAGTTTCTTTCGGGGTAACCAAAGATCAACTTGATAACCGAGACAAAAAACTTATCAAATATTTGGTTAAGCACCGTCACACATCGACCTTCGAGCACAACGTCGTTACTTTTCGTTTTATTGTTCCAATGTTTGTGCGATCTCAGCATATGCGTCATAGAACATGGTCCTATAACGAAATATCACGCAGATACACAGATAAGGACCTTCAGTTTTACACGCCGAAGACATTTCGAACGCAGCACGAAACAAACAGGCAAGCATCGAATCTGGATGAAATAAATCCTGTTGTTGTTCCTGATCTCGCAGACTTCGGAGAAGGAAAAAGAGCGGATTCGGCCGTAAAATCGCATGTTCAGCAATCTTTGGAACTATTTAATACATTGATGCGAGAAGGTGTGTGTCGTGAACAAGCGAGAATGGTTTTACCACAAAATCTTTACACGACCTATTATGGAACTGTAAATCTCTCCAATCTCTTGAAATTTGTCAGCCTACGAACACACGAGGGCGCCCAGTGGGAAATCCAAAAGGTTGCCGAGGCTTGTTTGGGGATTGTAGAAGACTTATGGCCCTTTGCTGTTACTGCTTATAGAGAAAATAATCCATAAAATACACCTAATACTATGGCCTTTTACACATTCTCATACTATTTAGTGTAAAAGGAAGTACCAATGAGTCTAAATAAGAGCGGGATTTACAAAATAATAAGCAAAAGCCAAGGAAAGTGCTATATTGGAAGCAGCATAAGCATCAATAAGAGATGGAATACTCATGTTTGTTACCTTAGAAAAGGTAATCATCCAAATAAATATTTACAAAATGTATATAACAAATATGGCGAAGATGATTTAGTTTTTGAGGTGGTTTTATTTTGTGAGCCCGAACACTTATTAGTCACAGAAGAAGAGCAGATAAAAAAGCACGATTCTTATAAAAACGGATTCAACTTAATATCAAAACCAGCACTTGGATTCAGAGGCTGCAAACACTCTGATAATTCTAAGAGGCAAATGTCTATTGCCGCTAAAAAAAGAGGCAGAACAAATGGTCTTCTCACAGAAGAACAAGTAGTCGAAATTAGACAAAAGTTTTTTGATGGTGAGAAGACCTCGTCCTTGGCAAAAGAATATAAAATACATGTGAAAAGCATTCGCAATTGTGTCTATTTGAGAACATATCTAGATGTTCCGTGTGAAATCGAAGGCTATAACGAAATGCTAAAAACTTTACAAATAGCACGAGAAAATGGAGGAAGACCAAGGTCACGTGGTTGGAAGCAATCACAAGAACATATCGAGAAAATGAGAAAAATCAATTCAAAACCCAAGAAGACGATCAGAAAATTAACTGACGAACAAGTCAGAGAAATCAGAAAAATGAGCGCCAATGGATCTACTTATAAAGAAATAGCAGAGTTGTTTCCAGTGAATCAGATGTCTATTTCAAAGATAGTGAGGCGCATAACTTATGCGGAGGTCAAATAAATGGAAACAAATAACAATAATAGCATTGAGCCTACTAGCGTCAGCGATTACACCCCCGCTCAATGGGAGATCCAACGAGTCGCAGAAGCCTGTTTGGAAATTGCGTCAACGCTTTGGCCGGAGGCTGTGGGAGCATATAGACAAAATGTCGTATCATAAAATCAAAGCAGAATTCGAGGTGGGCGATCTTGTCCACCTCGAAGCCTATAACATCGATATCTATACAAATGATAACAAAAAACTCGCAGTTGTTATTTCCGGACCTAATTATGGTAAGTCAATGACTTATCAAGATTGGGAAGTTCTTGATGAGCCTATGTATGATATTTTGTGCGAAGGTCGAGTTCAAACAAATATTCCCCAACGATTTATGGAGAAGGTAACAAAAAAATGAAATTGTTAATGGAATCATGGAGAAAGTTTCTCCTTCAAGAAAAACTTTATAATTTGGTAAGATATCCACAGGAAGACGGATGGGAATTGTATGCTAAACTGGTAGCACAGGCATATGCCGAAGCACCTGTCTATGAAGAACGTGCTGTAAAGCATTATGAGGCGCTAGCGCCTTTTTATGACAAAATGCACAAAAGAATTACAAGAAAGGCTGTTTCTCCTAAACCTGTCGATTATCACCCGTACGATGTCGGAGGTGGTGTAGAAGATGTAACAGCAGTTGATCGATTAAGAAA